GTACTGGTGATTATGAATACTGCTACCCTACCTTCTGGCATTCTTCTAGTTTTCAGCTTGTGTTTGTTACCATCTCTTTCTAGAATCTTTTCACCATCAAAGAAATCCCAAGCATACCTTTTACACAATTTGTAATGTTCAGCACCATCCACAGCCATATCATCCAAGTCCACCATACCTACTGTGGATTGGACATGTTTGACCTTTGCCCCCTGTTTTACTGCCAGCAGTAACAGTTGGTGCATACCCAGACCGTCCTTGAACAGCCTTTTAAGCATCACTAGACACGGTGGGTTGGTGTACCCCTCTACTAGGCTGTACTTGTTAACAAAGTGGCTTAAATAGCTTTTATTGTTGTTCGCCTTTACATAATAGTCAAATACTATTACTTCTTCCCCGTTAGCATTAGTCACTACATTCAGTATTAGGTTTTTAGCAGCATTAGACAGTTCCTGTCTAGTAACAAGAACATAGTCATCATTTATCTCAATCTTTTGCATAGCTTAATAACAAAAAAGAAGAGCGCCCGATTAAGAGCGCTCTTCTATCCCAGAACTATGTCGCTTACGAGAAGCTTACATCGGTGCTAAGATTCTTGATCAGACACGTCATGTCCGTGTAGTTAAACTGGAACGCAATACGTTCACTAGTCACATACTTCCTCTGATCAGACTCGATAACCTTGTCAGATTCCATCTTGATCCGGCGGCGATCACCAATTTCACAAGCTTTCTTGTGCATGATCACTGCTTCACCTTCAGGAGCCAACGGAGCTTCATACTGGGGAACACCGTAGATCACGGTAACGACACTGTTACCTTCACCAGCGGAACCCATACCAGTAATGAAACTAGCAAGATTCAAACCGCTCTTACTAGCATCCTTGAAATTATCCAGCATCCGGACATTCGCTGCCTGATCCGGTGGCATAATTCCAAACAGATTACCCTTGTTACGACCATACTTACCAAGATTGTAGATCGCTTCATTAACCATATCTTCATCAAACGTGGCACCGCCAGCAGCAACTTCCGTTGCACCACTAGCATCAGCCACAGTGAAGATACCGTCAAATGCTTCACCAAGTGCATCGCCTGCATCTTCAAGTACCTGCTGAATCACGTCCGGCTGAGAGTCCTCAATGGCTTCCTCATCAACCATAATGTAATTCATCAGTTTCTTAGCTTCCCACGTAACGGTGGTCGACACGAAGTCGGACAGCGTTGCCGTGATGCCATCAGGAATGTAATAAGCCGATGACCCGGAGGTACGCTTCGGCTTTTTCCACGTTCTGTCACGCATGGTGAAAACGTTCACCAATCTACGGACAAGGTTAATTTCCCGCACAAATTCCAAAACCTGCTGAGCCAGAGGATCAGGAAGATATGCAGAAATACTCTCGCCACTGGTAGCAACCGAGAGTGCTTTTCTAACTAGGGACATATTAGCCATGAGATTAAATCTCCTTTCTTTTTCTTTAGTTAACCACGACGGCCGAGATCTGCCGACATCAAGTAAATACCGTAGTACTCAGTAGCCGCTTCCTGCTCTTCGGGCTTCAAACCCTTCCACACGCGCTTACGATACTTCTTCTTATCGCCATCGCCCATGAGCCAGCAGACATATTCAGCCGTTTTCACGTCTTCAACATCTTCTAGGCACTTCTCAGGAACACCCTTCTGACGCTTGGGTTCCTTGCCATCGTCCTGACCACCCTTACGATCAGAGTCGTCATCTTTATCCAACTTCTTGTAAATCGCGGCAAGAACCGGCGATTCCTTAAGAGCCTTATCAAGTGCCCGCTTTTCCTTGGCTTTCTTAGCCTTCTTGCGATCTTTCGCGGACATCTGAGTAGCAGCAACACTCTTCATAGCTTCACCAATACCAGCGGCAATGGTGTCACCAAGTGATTTGTTACTCGCAGCAAGAGCCTTCTTAAATTCAGCAGACGTCATACCATTCTGCTTAATATCCTTCTGGCGCTTGGTAGACTTCTTGCTCTTGCTCTTCCTACTCTTTTTCTTAGTAGCCATTCTATTACTCCTTCTTTGTTTGTTAGCTTTCGCTAGTGATTTACCTATGACATCATTTATAGTTGCTTTAGCGTTAGCAGGAAGTCCTACAACACTTACTTCAAACAACTCCATATCGAGAATTCTAAACTCCTTTATCCTTCCGCTTTCTTCATCCTCAATGACTTTCACCTTTTTTGGTCTAAGGCGAATCGACAAAGCATTGAGAATACCTTCTTCAATCTTAGTCCAAATATCTTCAACGTCTTTTGCCTTACTAATCATCACGTCTACCAACAAACCGACATCATCAACTACTGTCTTCAGTACTTTACCAATGGGCTTGTCAGTGTCGTGATTGAAAAATGAAGTATTAGCACCCGGTTGCAGTAAGTCATTTTTTGCTTTCTTCCAAGTACTAAGTGGAATTACATCTTTCACCCTATCCTTAAACTTGGTACCGGCATAACCAACAATTTTTCGTATACCGTTTTTCTTTGTAGCTTTGTTCTGCTGTCTCTTCTGCTTTTTAAGCCCCTTGCTTTTCTTTTCGTCATCGTATTCAAAAAACATGGCAGCATCATATTCTTTGGGGATGCCATACTCCTTGAATTCTTTAGAAGTAGTAATAACTTTACTCTTCAACCGACCTGAATGTTTTTTCTTAGCCATTGTTTAATCCAAATAAAGTTTGTAATAATCTTGATCAAACTGCATATCCTTTATTACTCTATCTATCTTCTTCCTGAATTCTCCAGAAGATCCATCAAAAATGTTTGATAAAAGTTTTATGCTGGCAATAAAGGTACTGGCAAATTTGCGTTCGTCTTTATCCTTAAAAAGCCTTTTGACTTTTTTCACACTAAATACTTTTTCAGCATTCTTCTTATCCTTCACAAAAACATTGGCATACGTTTTCATGAATTCATCCATGATATCTTTTGCTGATGGCTCTGGTTTCTTTTCCGGCTTCTTCGCAGGCTTCTTACCTTCTGCCGGTTTTGGATTGGGGCCATTATTCGGTTGTTCATGTGGAGGAATAAGCTGACCAGTGTTTGGATCAACCTGTCCACCACCGGGAGCAAGCTGGAAGGGGGTGTCACCCCAAGCTACTGGAGGCTTGCCCAACTTAGCTCTACGTTCGTTTACTACGATTACACCATTCTTTATATCTACCCCATCAATCTCTGCTTCTTCCTTAGCATCCTCCCTATCGATAGCGGGGAAGATAATCATAACATCATTAAACCCAAACCCATCTTCACAGATCTCCATGGTATAATGATAACTTTCCATTACCAACATGGGCTTGATCGCACCCATCTTGTATACTTTCACCTGCCCTGATGGGTCTAGCCTGGAAGTTGTCTCGTCCACAATACCCAGAATAAAGGGTTGCATTTTGTAAACACTAAAGATCTTATTTCTTAGTTCTTTACCATAGTTGTTAAATTCCATATCCCTGTTAGTCTCGGACATTCTTTCAAACTTAACATCCTTGGTATTCATAATCGCCATAGTGTGTGCCCTACTTGCACCTTTATGGCGATCTTCCCAATATTGCCTGAATTTTCTTAGTTCACTTCTACTCAGTCCCGGTGCTGACAAAATTCCACTTGCTTCTGAACCGTTAAGGAAGTTAGTGCTATTGTGTGTCGCCCTCAACAAATCAGTAGAGACACTGGTAGCCACTGTATCTAGTGGATTAATACCATAGGGCGTATGTGCTACAGGGCGAGGGACCATAAAGATTACTTCATCAATATTCCAGAATTGTTCTTTGGTCTTAGTATTTATTGTTCTTCCAATAGCATTGGTAGCTTCTTGTTTATAGGTTTTACGTTTGTACAGATTACCATGTTCGTCTGTTCTTACTTTTAGTCTCTTTGTGGATAGCGAATACAGTTCCTTTAGCTTACCATTATCATTCACCTTCTCCATAGCACCCCTGCCAACCACCAACGCATCCCTGATCATCTTCTTCCTAATCTCTTTAAACGGTTCTTTGTTTGGATTAGGATTAGAAAGGAAGTCATTTACAAAATCAATTCTAGATTTTAGCTTACCAGTAACTTCAGCATTGGGATCTTTAGGTACTACCATGTGATCCACCATAGCACAATCATCCACAATACGATCTATTACTGCCCCTAACCAATCATTGTTTGTGTACAGTTCATAAGCTTCTTCAGGGTTTACATGGACCATCACTGGTTCAGTGGCACCCTTAACCGTAAGTGTAGCACCTTCAATGAATCCACTAGCCCTTTTGGAAATACCAAAATTACTGTCAATTGTCTTTCTCTTCATAATACCACCTTAATCGTCATCAGTTCCAGCAACGCATATCTCAAATGCAACGCTATTCATTTCAGTGTTTTCTGCATTGTATACGGAACCAAACACTGAATCTATAATATCTTTCCCTTCTCCAGTTGGGTGATCCACTTTCTTCCCAACGTATTTTAAGTGCCTTGCCTCTCTTGCCAGTGTTCTATCATAAGGATACTCCACTCTATTTTCTACAAAAGCTTTTTTGGCATTCACTGGGACTTCATCAGTCCTATCAAGTGATAATATTAAAACCACGCCTCTGTAATTCAAATACAATGTACTGTAAAATTCCATTATAATAGATTTCCCCATTCTTCAACAATTTTGGATCTCTTTTCATTACTGGATCTATATGTCCAAGAAAATCAATCTTCATCATCGGCCTATCAACAAACCTATCTTCATCATCTAGTAGTGATATATCTTTTTCATCCCTATCATGCATCTTTTCTATTTCAAATGGATCAAGTTCCCATTTTACCCAATCCTGAATATGTGCCATACTAAAACTTGTCTTATCTTTATTTTTAGATAAGTCAAAGTGCATATAGTAGTGAGTATCTAAATCTGGAACAAACCATTCATCAAATGCCCCATTGCCCCTATACGGATTAACCGGACATTCTGCATTATCTACACAAGCATACCTGTTTTCTGTTTCATCTCTTGTTTTATACACTTCACATTGCTTACATGATTCACACACATTGTTGGTAACAAAATCAGGATCTCCCCAAAACGTTTCTATCACACCCATCGGCACAGCACCAAAGTCACGCATAGTTCTTCTGTAGTTAACTGCCAGTGCGTGACCATAAGTTCCATCCATTGTTTGCAATGGATTTATATCCCATGTCGCAGCTTGTTTCACATAAGCTGTCCCATCCTTTTTCATTCGCCTTTCTAGTTCCCCATACTTCTTCATCACAAAGTCATCATCAAAACGTGGTGTGGTAATACCTATCATCTTGTAATGATGTTCAAACCTAGTAATACAAGATCCATAGGCGGCTTCCCAACATTCATAGGCTTTTGATTCGGCAGCTTCGTTCTCATCATCAGCTTTTAATTTTTCAAGGAAGAACGCCAACTCATCACCAACCCACTGAATAACATTATACCCCAACCAACCAAACGCCTGACTGTTACCAGAGAGCGCATACACATTATTCATAAACTGTACTTGTTGTGTTCCTGGATCAGTGAACTTATCCTGCATCCAAGCACAGTTATCAAGATGTCCTATGAATTCCCTGAAGAATACGTTTCTTGCTTGGTTTTCATTACGGGCAACGTTCACAAAATAAATTGGACTACCGGGAGAAAGACCATAATATTGTTGCGGGCTATACAT